TGGATGAATATTCTTTAGAAAGATCCACGACCGATACAAACTTTACAGGTAAACCAAAGTATTGGGGTAACTGGGACGCAACGACATTAATCGTGGCTCCTACTCCTAATTTAGCCTACACTGCAGAAATGTGGTATGACGAAACCCCTCAAAGAATTGGTAATGGTTCTGGTTCAACTACCACTACAACATTTTTATCAAACAATGCACCAGAGGTTTTATTATATGGCACTGTTGCCGAAGCATATTCATACTTGAAAAATACACAAGATATGCAATTATACGATCAGAAGTTTCAACAAGCTCTTCAGCTTTACGCAAATGAGCAGATGGGACGTAAACGTAGGGACGAGTATACAGATGGTGTATTACGACTCCCCTTAAGATCAGTAGACCCAGGAGGTAGTTAAAAATGGCAATAAATCAAGCAGTCTGTGCTTCCTTTAAACAGCAGTTGCTTCAAGGGGATCATGATATTGATAACGACACTATCAATCTTGCTCTCTACACAGATTCAGCAACTTTAAATGGAAACACAACAGCCTACTCAGCCACAAACGAAGTAGGTAATTCAGGAACATATGCAGCAGGCGGTGCAACCTTAACCGGTGCAACTGTTGGATTAACAGCAACTAGCGTTACAGCATCAACAGCATTCGTTGATTTTGCAAACGCAAGTTTTACATCTGCAACAATTTCTGCTCAAGCAGCATTGATCTATAACAGATCATCAAGTGCTACTAATGCAGCTATTGCAGTTCTTGATTTTGGAAGTGTAAAAACATCAACAAACGGTACATTCACAATCGCATTCCCAACTAACGATAAAGACAGTGCTATTTTAAGACTATCTTAATTTAGCGGAGCATTACCAT